TAGGAGTTGTACGTCGTTTCCTGTGTTATCAGCCTCATCGATGATGATGACTTTGTGTTTAGAAGATCCCGTAAGTGAGACGGTCGAAGCAAAGTTCTTCGCCTGGTTTCGTACAGTATCCAGGAAACGTCCTTCGTCGGATCCGTTGATAACATAGCAGTCTGCTCCTAGTTCATTACACAATGCTTTCGCAATGGTTGTCTTACCAATTCCAGGAGGTCCTGCGAGAAGAAGATTTGGAATCTCACCTTTCTCCACAAACTCCTTGAATGTTTTTTTAGTTTCATCAGGAAGAATACAATCATCAATTACTTGAGGACGGTATTTCTCCACAAAAAGAAATTCACTTGTCATAATTAAAAATAGATCTCATCTGGGTAAAGTTTATAAGCAATAGTCACACGAAGACCATAAAAATCTCTTGATGGAGATTGACCATAATGCAAAATATTCCCAGGAAATAGTATAGCACGATTTGGTTTTGGGCAGATACTTTCTATTTGATTTGTAGTTTCATCTATGAAAATTGTGTTGCCTGCCCATGATGGATTCCATTCTTTATTGCAATAATATAAAAATGTATATCCCTTATCACTGTCAATATGAAAAGATCCATCTAATCCATATGTTTGACCATTTGCATAGATTCGTTCAACTTTCCAATTTCTATTAGTAATATTTGATATTACTGAAAACAAATAATCATTGAAATATTTTGTATTAGATAAATCCAAATTCCAAAACATTTTGTGAGTACTATTCTCATCGCTATAATGACCAAAAGACCAATTAGGAGTAAGAATATACTCATGTATCTTTTCAAAATCTTCTTGAGAAAATATATTCTCAAAAAAAGTTATTTTATCTAACAAAGTCATTTTTAAATAAAATAATCAAATCCAATCAGGTTTTCTTTCGGGCATACGTAGATAATTATCAGCAACCCAAGATTTAGATGCGATGTATCGTTTGTATGCCTCAAATGTATCAATAGTTTCGTCAAACTTCCATTCCTCAGGCATAGCGCGAGCAAATGGAGTTACCTCTACAATCTTACCTTTAGGAAACAAATAATATGCATCCACAAGAGTCTTGTAACAGGAGTGAGTCTTATTGTATCGCAGAGCATACTCATCCGCAAGGTTCATTCCCCACTTAATCAACCAATAGGCATTATGGATGCTCTCCATTGCCCATTTGGTGCAGGGATGATTGCGGAATGCTCCTTTCTCGGTCTTGTAGGGGGTTCCATCTGCCTTAGGGAGAGTGCCATATCCATGCCCCCATTTGCTAGAAGCAACGATAGAGAGCATCTGACAGCACTCTAGAGGCATCTTAACAATGTGCTTGTCTGGAAGGCAAATGGCACTCTCAGCGGGCCAAGGAGAAGTAACAAAGATGTTCATCAACCAAAAGTAGAATCGGGTTCCATAGCAATATGATAAGTCACGTTGAATCCAGTATTCTTAAATCGTGACAAAAGTTTAGATGAAATCACGACCTCATAGTTACCAGGAATGATTTTAATATTTTCTACCTTAAAGTTGAAAATGAATGCCTCATCAGTCTCACCAACAATCACAGAAAAATCATTGGAAGTGTCGTTCTTTTTATCGCGAACAACAAGTTTAACAACACCTGCTTCACCAACTACAGAAAGGTCAGGAAGTTGATAAACAGCAGCAGCTTTAAGAAGTTTATCAAGTTCTTTGGTATCCAAAAGGAAGCACACATCTTCGCTTGGCAGAACAATATCCTTATCAGGAGGAGTGACAATTACATTTGGATCCGCAAAGAAATATTTGGAGCGAGACTTACCTTCTTTAATGACTACGTAACCATCATTCTGGAAATCAAGTTCCGCATTCTGATGTAGATTAAGTCCATTCAGAAACTGATTAAGATCATAAATTCCAAAGTCTTTGGGAAGTTCCTCTTCAATGGTCGCTTCTGCAAGAATGTTTTTCATTACAGAAATAGTACGAAGTGAATTACCTTCCTTAAACAGAATAGACTGATTGATAGAAGAAAAATTCTTCAGAAGAGTAAGAGTTTTATCAGAGAGTTTCATAATAATCAGCGAAATTCAGAGAGACCGTTATCTTTACGAGTGTAGTGTCCATCAAAGTGGAGCAGCAGCATAGCATAATGAATCACTTTAAGCAAATCACGCTTATTACGACCATCTTTATCGCCATAGCGACTACCGTATTTGATGATATTTGCTTGACAAAATCCAGCAGCAAGTTCTTTTGCTGCCATCAAGTCAATTGTTTGAACATCTTTATAGTCTTGTTCATGACCACAGTAATGACTGCCATAAGTGCTAGTCACGTAATCTTCAACATCTTTGAGAATTTTATCTTCGTTGTATTTCCAGAGATGATTTTTTGTTTCAGACATAGTAATAGTAAAGGTCGAATCAATCATAAAAAAAGAGAGGAGGCACTTTTTACCTCCCCCCATTATATCAGAAAGGAGTTGGTTGGTCAATATTAGGGTTATAATCTACTTGTTCAGTAGGCATTACAAAATCCGCATCAACCTTATCATAAAGTTCAAGGAATGCTTGCTTGGTTTCGTCGTCAAAGCGATTCACGCACACTTGGATTGCTTTTGCCTTGTCTTGGAAAATACTGTAGGCACGGATGATGTGAACCAGGCGGCGGGTGCTGATGATTTCCTCAATACCACCATCGTAGAAGGTCTTGCGGATGATGTCTGCCCAGTCTACAAGGCGCTTGCAGAAGTCGCGGTCTTCCACACCAAGATCCAGAGCAACGCCTTCCAGGATCTTCTGCTCAGTAGCAGGAGCAGGATAGGACTGCTCAAAGGTCACAGGGAAGCGTTCTAGGAATGCCTCATTGAGCACGTTGGTGCCGATGAAGCGTCCATCATCAGAACCCTTGCCTTTGGTGTTTGCAGTAGCAATCACAGTAAATCCAGAAGAGGGTTTTACAAAACGACCAATTTTTTTAAGGAATACACCTTTGCCTTCCAGAATAGACTGAAGACACAGAATCTTGTTGGAAGCAAGGTCAATTTCATCCAACAGCAGCACAGCACCACGCTCAAGTGCTTCTACCACAGGACCATTGTGCCATGCAGTTTCACCATTCACAAGACGAAACCCGCCAATTAGATCGTCCTCATCAGTTTCAATAGTGATATTGACACGAATCAATTCACGATTGAGTTGAGCGCAAGCTTGTTCCACAGAGAACGTCTTACCATTACCCGAAAGACCCGTAATGAACGCAGGATAAAAAATACGGGACTGAATAATTTTTTTAATATCAGAAAAATTACCAAACTTGACGAAGGTATCATCTTTATCAGGGATGAGTTTTTGTTCCACAGAAGGGAGAGTTGAGGGAGATTGATAGGAACGTTCAATCTCTTGAATTCGTTCCTGAGTAATTTCCATGTTCCAACGACCACGACTGACTTTAAATTGATCAAGTCGTTTGGTTACAGTTGGGTATGAAATATTTTTAGATGCGCAATAACCACGAACGTCAGCAGCAGTAAATTCTGTCCCGAAAGTATTTTTTAGATCGGTGAGAATTTGATCGTCGGTCATTTGAATGCGAGTCATGATGAGTGATTTGTTTCAACTGAAGTTATCATAGTGCAAAGGGGGTCGCTTAGACCCCCCGAGTGGTCAGTTCGCCAACTGGTTACGCCACTTATCCAAATGATCTTCCGTTGCAATTTTCGCAGTATAACCTGGATAGTACTTATTGACCAAAGAAGGAAGTCCCACAGCAGTGGTAACACTAGTACATTTAATCCAGATTTCTTTAGTATCATATTTTACAATATGATCAAATGGAAATTTAGTTTTCATGCTACCAAAGAAATAAATTCACCAAGAACTTTTTTATTTAGTTTTTTAGTCTTCAAAGACTTCACAAAAGCAGACTTGATTTGCGACTTAGTTGCACATTCATGAACAGAAAACTCAGTTTCTTGAGAAAGAGCAGTCGCAGACATTCCAAAATATGCATCATATCCAGAATTAGTAATTGTAAAACTCTTAAGTTTTTTCCAATCATTCTGGATTTTCTCATATTGCTTATCATTATGAGAATGATAAAGTTGCACAAAACGATTCATATTGCGACTTTCAAGCACACGAATACCAATAAAGTTTGTAGAAGAAAACTTATCTTTCAAGTTCCTAAGAAGAATATCAGTGAATTCATGGTATCCATGAGTAATTTTATACGTAGTTCCAAGTTTGCGATCACGAAGAAATGTACTCATTGGGTTGATGTATCCAGTTCCAATATAAGGTTTTTGATCCCAATGACGTTTAACTTCTTTGTGATGAACGAGTTGATTTGCTTCACCATCAGTCAAAACAATACACTGAACCTTTTGTAGTTTGTTTTCTTTTTGAAACTTGGGAAGAATTTGATGAAGAGCGATTAGTGCTTCATTTAGAGGAGTTCCAGAGAGAGCAAGACGACTAGAATAAGTATAAGGGGAACTATAAGTTCTACCAAAACAAGAAGCGAGTCGCCAAATATTAAGCATCTGATGCTCCAGATCTTTACCAGAAATTTTACTGGTGAGAATATTCATCATAGAGAAAGTTTCATCAACAACTAGAAGACCATCTTTCTTTTTATAATGTGGAGTGCGATCTGCTGCAAGATAGCGATCATTCTCATAATCATATTCGCCACGACGCCATTCATTAGTGAAGGCATAAACCTCAAAGGGAATAGAAACTTTCTTACAGAACCACACAAGGTTGAATAATTGCTTGCAAGTATCAAGCATTACCTCACACATAGAACCACTCCAGTCCAGTACAAATACCAGACCATGATTCTTACCGTCAGGAATCACAGAAACCTTTTTAAAAAGGTCTTCATTGTATTTGTAAGTATGAAGACGGGTAGTATCAAGAACACCTGTGCGAGCAATTGACGCACGAGCATAACTATCTGCTGCCTTACGGCACTCAAACTCTTTCACAAGATAATTCACTTCTTTCTGAGCAGAAGACTTGAACTTCTTAAAGTCAATATCAGATTCTTTATAAAGATTTGCAGCGATATAATTTTGACTTTCAGCATGTTCATTATGAAGTTTTTGTTGATGGGTAAATGAATCGTCAATGTCTTTATGAATCTCAGAGTTTTTACCAATAATAGTGTCAAGATTTACTTGAGGAATTTCAATATAAACATTTTCGTAACCATCATTATTTACAAGATCACGAATTTTTCCTTCCAATGATTCTGCAGTTTTAACTTCGGGATCTTGTTTCTTTGAATTTGATTCAACTTTAGTTTCATCGCCTTTAGCAGTTCCACCATAGGATTCATCGGTCTGCTGAGGTTGAGAGTCACTACTACCTTCCTGTTGCTCCGATTGAGAGTTGTCACTCTCGACAATTTCATTTGCGGGAGACTGAGAATTCCCTTGAGTTTCGTGAGAATCCCAATCAGCAACCTTTTGCTGCTGTTCATTCTCTTTCTTACAATACTTATAGAGTTCCTCTGCAGCAATCAAAGCATCTGCAAAGGTTTCTGATACTGCAATTAGGTCAATAATTTCCTTTTCCTCAGGGGTAAAATCAAGAGAAAGGAAGTTACCCACCTTAAAATAAAGGTTAGAACGATCTGCGAGATTAAAAGTAGAAATATCCTCATCTTCTATCTGAAAGAAATCTTGCTCATTCAGTTCTTTGTATCCATTAAAGAAAGTTTTAGCAAGTCCTGCATACTTGCGTTTCATCAGTTTCTCAACGCGAGCATCTTCAACCACATTCACAAACTGTGGAGGAACTTTTACAGTTTCAGTCCAATCCTCATCGGGAGTGAAAAGAGCGTGTCCAACTTCGTGTCCTACTAGAAGATCATACACGAGATTACTTGCTTTCTCCCACAAAGGAAGAGTAAGAACGCGAGTATGAACGTTAAAACATGCAGTAGGAACTTTTTTATGCTCTACCACAAGATCTTCAGTGGCAAGCAATTTAGCGAGTTGTGACTTGATTTCGTGGCGAATGGACATGAGATTTAATTCGTATGCTGATATCATACAAAAAAAGGAGGCGTTTCAACCTCCAAATAGACAGTTTAAAAAGTGTCACATCCTAGTCTTTAGTTGCATTAGCAAAATCTTCTACACCTTTTCTAAACTTTTCTTCTTTATCAGATAAATCATTAAAACGCTTTCTGGCAAGTTCAGCAGTTTTTTTTGCCTTTACATCAGTTGTTGCACTGCGTTGCTGAAGATCTTTTAGTCTATCACCAAAATCTTTTACGCTATTTTCATTTATATTATTTGCGGTCTTTATAAATTCGTTAAAGGTTTTATATTTCATTTCTACCTTTGTTTTAAAAAATATTTATACATAAAAAACACCCCTTTCGGAGTGCTTCTTCTTAAGTGCTTGGCGTCGTGCTTTTGCTTGTCGGAGTGCTTGCGGTTTGAGTTTCCGCTTCTGCTCCTTCTTGGAGTGGTGCTGCCAGTTTGGAGTGTTCATACGATTTGGTTTTACAGTTAAACCATAGATGAAAAATTCTTTTTCTTTTCAAATTTTATGACACTTTCAAATTTGTCCTCAAGACCAGTCTTATGAGATATCACAAAAATATTAGCATCTTTAATGACATAGCGAATAATCTTAAGAAACTCTTCAGTTCCATATCCATCAAGAGAGGAATCAAAAATTTCATCCAATATTAACAGATTGGTATTGGTAGAATTTTTAAATTTTGCAACTTCTCTCCAAGTAAAAAGAAGTGCCAAATCAATTCTTTGCTTTTCCCCTTCACTAAATGAAGCATAAGAAAAATCTTCGTGAATAGGTGACTGGACGGTTTCGTTAAATTCCTCATCAAGAGTAAAGTTAATATAGAAGTCCATCATTTGCAAATACCGATTTACTTGCTGATTGATGAGAGGCAAATACTTCTTGATGATTTTGGTTTTTACTCCACCGTCTTTAAGTAAACTATACGAAAAATCGTAATAGTTAATTAAGTCTTTTTTAGAAGCGAGTTCGTCGTATGTAGTTTTTAAGTTTTCTTTGAAGGACTCTAACTTTTCATGTTCAGTATTTCTATTTTCAAGTTGAGTGGTAAGTGTTTGAATTTCACTTTCCAAATCTCTGATTTGTCTTTGGCATCCAGAGATTTTAGTATTGTTTTGAGAAATGTCATTAGTTAATTTTGAAATTTCCTTCGATAAAGAAATAAACTGACGCTCTCGCTCCTCTTCCTCTTTAATTGCCTCCTCCAGTTCCTTATAACCAGATTGCAACTCTTTTGCTTTATTTTGAGCGTCATTAATTCTATTTAGTCTGAAGGATTCATCTATAGGTTGAGTGCATGTAGGGCATACCGTATTATTGGTAAAAAATTTATGCTCTTGAGTAATTGTTGATACTTTTTGAGAGATTTTACCTTTTAAATTTCCCAACTTCCTGAGTTTATCTGAACATCCAGTAACTTCTTCTTGTAATGTAATATAGTTTGTTACTTCATTTTCCGTTGTTTGATTTTCATTTAAATATGAATCTATTTCTCCCATCAAACTGGAGATTTTTTTATTATTGGAATTTATTTTATCTTTACCTCTACTTTCCAATTGATCAATAAAGTCTTTTTGCATTTCAACTTTATCTTGTAAGGATTCCTTTTTTAATTGAAATGTTTTTATTTCATCTTTAAGGGTTTTAATTTTTTCTTTAATGATAGAATTCATAGAAGAAAAGATTTTTATATCCAACAAATCTTCAATAACTTCTCTTCTATGAGAAGAAGAAAGTTGCATAAAAGGAACAAAGTTACTACTACCCAAAATAACAATTTGAGTAAATGACTTATAGTTCATTTTAATAACAGTTTGTTCAAACCATTTTTGTTGATCTATAGAAGATGAACTTTGATCTAAAAGACTTCCATTTCTATAGATTTCAAAAATATTTGGCTTTATCCCTCGTCTTACTTTATATTCTACACTTCCTATTGTAAATTCAATTTCCACCAAACAGTCTTTTTCGTTTGTAGAATTAATAAGTTGTGGTTTATTGATATTTCTAAATGCTTTACCAAAAAGAACAAAAGTTAAAGCATCCAACATAGTACTCTTACCAGCACCATTAGATCCAATAATTAAGGTAGTTAAACTTTTTTGGAAATTGATCTCAGTAAAGTGATTTCCAGTTGAAAGAAAATTTTTCCAACGAATCGTATCAAATAAAATCATAATTTTCGTATTCTTCTGGTGGTATTACAATGTCATTAGGTGTAATTATCGTGTATAAGTATCCGTGCAAATCGCATGATTTAATTATCAATTCATCATCAATTTCTATAACATGCATTTCAGGATAATCCATTTCTTCTAACATCATGGCAAATCTTACTGCATCATCCTCTTCTTCAAATAGATATAGAACTTGTTCTCCATCTTCATTTGTTGCGGAATATGCACCTTCCTGTTCTCTGCCATCGATTGTTAGTAACCACATCTTATATCATTTCGCAAGCTTCCTGATATATTTCCTTTATTAAATTTTTAATAGAAGATTTATCCAATTGAATTTCCGATTCTTGTATATATCTATTTAATATAGAAAGAGTATCTTCAGATTCAAATTCTTCAAAGTCATCAGACTCTACAATTTGGAAATTTTCTATGATTTTTAATTCTGCTACATTAGAAGAATAAATTTTATCTACAAACTTTTCAAATTGTTTAGGATCGGTTTTCTTTCTTACTACTAGTTTTACAATTTTATCTTTGTATTGTGTAGCGTTAAATGTTTGATGTGGGGTATCTTCATAATACATCACATAAAACATTCTATACGGATTATCAATTGGAGTATGCTCTAGTGTTTCCGTATCAAAAATTGTAAAACCTCTAGTATCGTTTAAATCATTCCAATATATTTCATATGGGTTTCCTAGATAGAATATTTTACCGTCTGTCGATCTAGTGTGATAGTGTCCCGAGAAGACACGTTCGAACTTCTCAAATAATTTGCTTTCCACACCATCTTCCATGATGTGTCCCTTATAAGCTGCAAATCCGTTGATTTCAAGGTGCCCCATCGCACACTTGCAAGATGTAGTTTTAATAAGTTTATAAACTGTTTCCTCATTTTCTTGATTTATCCAAGGCAGTAGTAAAACATCTAAATTTCCAATTTTTACTTCTGTTGGGGAATCGTATGTTTTAATATTATCATACGATTGAAGAAGAAGTTGAGGTGAATTTACATTATTGGTATTTTTATAGTAGCAATCATGATTACCAACAATCATATGAACATTATACTTTTTAAGTCGATCAAAAACGACTCGTTTTGCCCATTCAAGACTTTGATAATCTATTGATTTGCGACTGTCAAATGCATCTCCCATATGAATGACGGTATCGATCCCTTGCTCCTCGAGTGTAGGGAAAAATACTTCATCATAAAATTGCTCAAAATAATCGTGAAATAATTTTGATCCTTTTCTTGCTCCATAATGGGTATCAGTTATAATTGCTACTTTCATTATAAAAAATCAATACCTAAGTTTAGAATGAACACTATCCTTGATGGAATTATAGTCGCTATAGTTCTCACCGTCAATAGAATTGTCATCACAAAAGACTTCATCAAATCCAGTCTTCTCTAAAATTTTATTTTTAATTTCTAACTGACGTTTCTCTCTTTGAATGCGGCGAAGAAATGCGTAGTGAATAATTTGAGTAAAGTATGCAAAAGGATTCTGCGACTTCTCTGGATTGAAATTATGAATGTACTGTACACAATTTTCAATACCATCAGAAATCATATCATCTTTGAAAATATAATTAACAAAGTTTGGTTTGAATGAAAGGTGTGTGGCAATCTTCAAGAAACATTCACCCAGATAATTAGTGATTCTTGGTTTTGGATCTCCCCTTTCCTGTGCTTCTACAATTTCTTTTTTATACTGAATTAGAGCAGCAAGAAATTCCTTGTTATTGACGTAGTGTATCGACTTTTTTCTTTTAGTCATTACTTCGGTAGAAATCATATGGATATCTAATTTAATATGTAGATATTATAACATTTACAGTTCCAAATTACAACGCTTGACACACCCCCCCGAAACAGGATATAATTACCTTTGTCAGGTTTCAAGATTAATTTAATAACTATAGATTCTTATAGATCTTTTCTAATAGTTCTTTAGCATCATTTACATTCCCGATATATCCCATTCGTTTGGATATGTTGGGTTTTTTATTTTTTGAATTATAATGTTTTCTAACATAAGATTGATACATTGTTATCATCTCTATATCATTTGATTCACTTATAGTTAGAACTTTTTCTATATCTATAATAAACATATCTTCTTTTGTTGTCTTTAACCAAGGTTCAATCTTATATCCAGATCCATTTCTAGTTTGAACATTAGAAACTACTATGGGATTGGATAAAAGAAGAACTGTTTTATCTATTTCAAAAGAAGGAGAAACTTTTGCAAATATTTCTTCTCCAGAAATTAACTTTAATGTTGCATAAAAATCGTCTTCCATCATTGTTTTAAATTTACAGTAATTATTTCGTAATTAAAATTCTCTTCATTGTATATCTTAATTCTTTCTATAAAATGATTTAAAGTATAATTTTTTCTTGAATTATAAGTACAGTCATCAGCAATATCGTAAAGAACTGCTTTGGTTTTATTATTTCCTTTTCTTAAGACTCTACCTATACTTTGAAGATTTCTGATTCTTGATTTACTAGGAGATGAAAAAATAACATTATGTAAATTCTTAATATTTACACCTGTACTAAACACTCCATAAGAAGCAACTATTATCGCATTAGATTCAGTTTCTGTAATTGCTCTTACTTGCTCTCTTTCATCGGTACTAACACCACCATGAACAAAGAAAACTCTTCTGTTGCTAGTCACAGAACTATTTATTAAATTGAAAAGAGGTTCTCCATGAGATTCAACTCTAGAAAATAATACTAAAGTATTTCCTTTCAGATCTAATGCAAGATTTTTTATAAAGTTATTTCTTTTTTGATGAGTAATTATAAATTGTGTTTCGTCTTCATAGGTTTCAAATTTTTGAGATTTGTGTTTTAATACAATGCAACGAATATCCAATGCAGAAAGATGTCCCTGTTCCATCAATTCTGATGTTTTAGTTACCTTATATGATGGTCCAAATAATCCTTCAAGTACCCATTTATGAGTTTGAGTTCCATCAAGAGTTCCTGTAAACCCAAATCTATATTTTGCATGATGAAGTTTTGTCATTATATTAATTAATGACTTACTTTTGAATAAATGTGCCTCATCACCTATAATTACTTCATAATCTTCAAAAAAACTTTTCTCAAGTTTATATATCGATTGCCATGTAGTAACAGTTACAGGATGTGTATTATTCCTCTCTCTACCACCATAAATTTTATAACAATATGAATCTGCATCCCAACCATAGTCACGAAAATCTCCAACCATTTGTTCTACAAGAGATGTCGTTGGAACAACTAAAAGAATTTTTTTCCCTTTATCCACATAATATCGCACGAGGGAATAGATCATCAGACTTTTTCCTGATGCAGTGGGACTTATCAATAATTTTCTATTACACCGTAAGGCATCATATACTCCCTCTATTTGATACTCTCGTGGAGCATGAGCACAAATAGATCTCATATAATCTTTTACTCCATCATATGAAATCTCTTCATTTATTTCATATGGAAGTCCATAATACTTATTGTTCTTGAATGAAAAATTATATCCGTGACTTTTTAACTTTTCTGCAATCTTGTCAATTAATCCAACATAAATCTCACCGTTATGGACAGATAGCAATCTTATCTTCCCATCCCAGTGTCGATTTCTCATTTGCGGCATAAACTTCGAACCTTCCACTTCAAAAGTGAAATAAGGTTGAAGTTCATATAAAATATGAGGTTCACATTCAAGTTTAATGTAAACCTCATTCTTCTTCGATATTACTACATCACTCATAGCATAAATTATTGCTATGAATATTTATCACCCAAGTCCAGACTGGAATCTCATAAATTCGATACTATTTTTAATTTGATAAGTTCTATTATGTATCATTTTCAAAATATTTTCAATATATGAAATCATAACGTCATAATATTCAACTTTTAATGAAGATTGCGATAATCTTTCATCGGCATCCAAGTATTTCTGCAATGTATCTTTGTCTCTTATTTTTTTGGGAAATGGATCTTCTTGATACACTTCTGGATCTGCCTTTCCAGAATAATATTCATATCTTTGATGGCGAATGTTCCTCTTTTGTTGATCTGCTCTTTTTCTTAATAAAAGGAGTTCATTATGAAGACTATAATATTTTGCATGAAGAACTGGGATATTTAAAGATTCTGTATGTAAATTATCCATATCCATTTTTGAATCTTCTTCCCACATTTTTTGGATAATATCCAAATCTATACTCACAATGGTGTTCCTCTTTTATCTACTATATTGTACATAGTATACTTGAATGATACTTCTGCTGTAAAGTATTCAATATCCTCATCTGTAGCGTCAAATTCTAATGAAGAAAGTGAATATGGGAACATGTCTTTAAAAACTACATTAAAATTAAAATTTTGATTGCTATTCAAAACTTGTAATGTTCCATCTGAATATACAGATAGCATTTCATTTATTTCATTATTAACCGAAGTCTCTCCAGGAGATCTTTGTAATTTGTATATTTCACTTAAAGATTCTGGAAATCCAAGACCTCTTATCCAATTTTGAATTTCCATATAGTTCTCCAAATTTTCATCAACAATAAATCTAATATTCAAATCCCCAAATTCCATTTTATCTCCAGGTTGTGGGATAGTTCTTAAGTAATTTGGTTGCTCTGCTATTCCTAAAGTTACATCTGGTATATTTGCACTATTCAAAAAGAATGCAATTTTAGGTGATCTTGTTAGAGTAAATATAAATCCTACAGGAGATAAAAAGTTTCTATTCTCTATCTGCTTACTGTAAATATTTCTAGTCATATTTTTTATAAGTATTTATTTGATTTCCATAAAAAAAGAGGGTCCGTCTGGACCCTCCGAAAATATGTGAATAAGATCACATAAGGTTCTTAACCTGTACTCTTCTGTAGTAACGGTTAGAATTGGTCTTAAGACGACCCAGACCTTGATCGAGACCCTCAGCGAATGGGTTAGCAACAAGACCATATCTGGTCTTAAAGCCAATCTTAGGCTGGAAGGTGTCCTGACCAACGGCACGTACCATCTGCAGAGGTACATAAGGGCAGTAGAACAGACCTGCATCATAAGGGGATGAACCCTTATAACCTACAACGTAATACTGCTGAGCAGCAACGTTAGCAGCATATGGATCGATATATACGCGGAACTTACCGAGAAGAACACCAGCGAAGGTGTTACCAGTGTCATCAACGTTGAGGTTTGCATTCAGAGCAGGGGTGTAATCGAGAACACCAGCCATGCTCAGAGCAGAAGCAACGTCAGCAGAACACATGATAACGTTACCCTTTCCTCTACGAGTTCTTTGTGCGATTGCGTTAGCATCGCGCTCGATTTGGAAAAGGAGACCTTTGAACTTCTCAACCGACCAACGACCGTTGGAGTCAACGTCGAGGTCAAATACACCTTGAGTTGCAACGTTAGTTGCAGCACCCTGTTCAGCAACCTTATAGATGGTTCTGATAACTTCACGGTTGATCTCAGCAAGAATCTCAGTAGAGAGAATATTTGCGAGTTCCGCTTCAGCATTCAGACCGTGAATTGCTTTCAGGTCCTGAGCAAGCTCAAGGCTGTACTCAGCTTTCAGAGCGCGTGACTTTGCTTCAACCAGAACTTTCTCGATCGAGAAAGCCATTTCGTTGAACTGTCCAGAAGTATCTCCCAGACCTTCTGCATCACCAGTGGTCATTGCCTGACCAACGTTATAACCGGTTTCGCTTGCGGTTGCAGTTGGGTTAAGCAGACCTGGATTGCTTCCAGACTGTGCAGTGGTTCCCATACCACTTGTTGCACTGGTCATACCCGAAACATTATTAAACGAAGCACTCTGACCAGAGAATGCAGTATTTGCTTCGTCGAAGAATGATTCAGTTCCAGCTTGATTGGTATAGCGGGAACGCATTGCGAAGATGAGTCCAGTAGGACCGCTCATTGGTTGAACGCCTGCGAGGTCATAAGCGACCAGGTTAGGCATTGCGCGTCTGATCAGAGAGATCAGAACGGGATCGAAACCTGCAACTGGACCACCAGGTGCAGCACTACCACCAAATCCGCCAGTGCCAGCGTCATTGGTTGGGGATTCGGTCAGGAATCCGTTAGAGAATGATTGCTCTTCTCTTAAAAACTTTTCTTGGTTTTCGAGCAGGACAGCGGTTACGGCTCTTCTGTGTGAATCTTTGATTGGGTCAAGACCCTCATAGTTCAGAAGTGGTGCCCACTTTTCCTGCAGATGCTCAGATTGGAACATTTGCTTTTACCTTTGTAACGTGTTTGTTTTGTTTGATTTAATATTAAATTCAGCGTTTTGCAACTGCTGAAAGAGTTCTCAGATATGCGGACATCGAATCTGAGTGATACTCAGGAGTGATATCTGTTGATTCTGAAATTGTTTCAGGTGTTGCAGTTGGAGAAACTGCTCTTGAAGGGAAATATGATTCCTTCAAAGTCTCCAGTTTTTCACGATATCCTTGCTCACTTTCAAACTCAACACTTTCGGCAAGTGAAGCGAGCTTTTCTTTCTGAGTGGCAGCGAGGCCCTCTGAAATATCGTCAAAGATTCTATCAGCAACCGACTCGGAGAGACGCTTGTTGAGTTGAATATTTCTCTCAATTTGCTCGTTGAGTTTTTCTTCCATTTCATCAAGTTTATCTACCATGCTCTCAAGCACATCATATTTATCTTCAGGGATTGATACATAATGCTCTTCAAAAAGTCCTTTCAGACCAGTCATGAAGGACTCGGTGAGTTCTTCTTTCAGACCCATTTCTACAGAAAGGTGGTTTTCAGATAACCACTCATCTGCAACATACTCAAGATACGAATCTACACGCTCTTGAAGATCAGATTTAATTTCTTCGATTTCTTCAATGAGTCTTTGCTCATACTTAACTTCCAGAGATTCACGAATCTCCGAAACCTTTGAGCGAAGTGCAGATTCAAAAATTGTCTTTGCTTTCTCTTTAAATTCTTCGGAGAGATCTTCATCCTCAGTAACGTTCATAAGAGCATTGACATCTTCTTCGATATCAAACTCTTCTTTCTTCATTTTATTTTCGTCTTCATCCTCATCCTCATCTTCATTTTCTTCATCATCATTTTCTTCATCATCATTTTCTTCATCATCATTTTCTTCATCCTTTTTCTCACCTTTAGCTTCAGAAACGGTATCTTCGGTTTCCTCTTCTTCTACTTCATCGATGAGATCTTCATCTTCTTCGGTCTCTTCCTTAACTGCTCCAGAAGCAAGCTTCTTCATTGGATCTGCTGCTTTTGCCCCTCTATTGACAACATCGCTAACTGTCTTAAGAGTTGCACCAGGAGTCTTCAGCATATTGCTGTTATCATCTGGTCTGCTGTTTTCTGGGGTAGGTCCGCCAAGATCTTCCCAACCACCAGTTTGACCTGGAGTTGCAACGGGGGTTGCACTCTTTCCTGCAGATTCTGCTGCTTTTGCACCAGAATTAACGGCAGTTTTGGATTGCTTAGTGCCTACTTCCATTTCTTGTAAATTGTTGCCACGAGACATTTGAACTCTCCGATTAACCTTTAGTTATAATCTATATTTATTTATAATTTAAGAAATTACAGCGAATTGATGAAATCATCGAATAATTGAATTTTATGTTCTTCCAATCTGCGCTGATCTACTAGAGCATTAATTCTTTTTCTAGTGCTTTCGGCAAGTTTTTCGCGGAGAATACCGCCATCCCAGATCCACTCCTTACCTTCCATAATTCCCTGAACAAAAGCATCAGGTGCAGATGGATCAGCAACAATATCAGCAGCAGTTGCGAGCATGAAGTCTTCACCGACTTCCTTATATCCTTTTGAGTTTTCTCTTAAGGAACCAATACCGCGAGAAGAAACGCCAAGACAAACTCCATCCTTTAAGAGAGACTCTGCAATTTTGCCCATTGGAGTTGAAAGAATTTGTGCCTTACCAATGAAGTTATTATCCTTTTGGTAAAGTTCTGTAATCTTATGAGAAACTCTATCAAGATTTACGGTAGGACCATCGGGATGACCCAACTCTCCAAGTGCTCTTCCCTTTTGTACATAATTTTCATTATAACGTTTTACTTCTCTTTCCATGATTGAGAAGGGATACATTCTTCCGTTACGATTTACACATTCGCTTTGGAGAAAAACTCCTTGAATATACATTTGCTTTTTACCACCTACACTTTCGGTGATAAGTTCAACTTTTTCTATTTCTTCTCTGATGAGTTTCATTTTTCTTAGTTGGTAAGTCCTACTTTTGCTGCTTTAATTGCTGCTGATGTCCAGATAACATCAGTTGGAAGTTTTTCTAAAAACTCAACGGAGCTTGCTGGCATTGAAAAATAGTTAGTGGTTGCTGCTCCAACAGAAGTTGATACACCAACTGTAACTATACCTGCAGTATTATTATGAAGACGAACACAAGTTGCACTAGTAATACTAGTTGCTGCTCCTGCAGAAGTTGCTGTGGAAACTTCAGTATCAATTATTTTAGTTCTTTGCATTTTTTATAATAAAGACTTTATTACTTATTTATTATTTTAATAATTACCTACTCACCTCTTCCCAGTCCATAGAAGCAAAAAT